TGGTTCGTCTGCATCAAAAGGAACATCGTCATCTGCTGCAGGTGCTGGTTTAGCTGCCGGTGCAGCATTGGCAGCTGGAGTTGACGTGCCTGCAGGTGCCTGAACGCCAGCAGGACGGAAGTATTGGCTCCAACGCTCGACATCGTATGGTTGACCATCAACACTTGCTTCAAACATTTCTTTCATGACCCGGAGCTCAACGTCTGTGGGCTTCTTGGGCAAGAATGTTGCCAAGTCAAACAAACCATGTGCTTCAATTGCGGCTTGTTCGGCTTCGGTCAGTGCAGACTCTTTACGTGCCCACTTTGAAGTGTTGTAGTCAGCATATCCACCTTTGCTGGTCTTGGCAATGCGGAAGTCCAAGCCACGCAACAAGTCTGTTGGCAATTCTTCCAGTTCAGGATCCATCAGGGCACCTTTGATCAAGGTAAACAACTGTGGACCAATAATGAAACGTCGGATTGGGTTTTCTGGAGTTGTGTCATCGCTCAAAGCGTTCTCACGAACAAAGCCTTGGAAAATGTAACTGCGTTTCTTCCAGTACTTACGACCCATGTCTTCAAGGCTTTTGTCCTTGAACCATGTGCGTACTTCTGCCAAGATTGGACAAGCGTCGCCCCACATCTCTACGCAAGGCACTTGTACCATGACCTGTTTGGATTCCATTTCTCCCTTGATGCCTGCAAAGGGCAGTCGAATCATTGCTCGTTCGACCCAGAAAAATGTGTTTTTAGAATTACCATCTGGTAAGAATCGAACTACAGCTTCTTTGCCTTCGTCCATGTTCCAGTGTGGGTAAATTGATTTGTCGCCGCCGCCTTGTGATTGCCCGCCTTTGTTAGACTCGGCTGCTTGGAGTCTTGCGCGGATTTCTGCTAATGATGCCATAGTGTGTTACCTTTCGTTGCCTATGAATGTTTTACTAAATGCCTAGTATATGCCTGTTGCGTACACTTGTTGTAGTGTACACGATGTATTTAGCATTGTCAACGACATTTGAATTAATTGTCGACCTATTGTGCCTTTTTTATTTCAATGTAGTAAATTTGGGTGTGACCGTCAACTTCATAAAATTTTGGACTGCGGAAAGAGTCCGTAACAACAAGGCCACTGGCAGCAATCATTTGTTCAAACTCAGCCACACCACCAATGCTACCGGCTTGGTTCTCCTGTAGCAAAATCACACCATCTGGCAATAGGTGTTGTGCAATGTATCGAAAGAAATCTCTATGCGCCGCCCAACCACCATCAACTTTGATACGTTGCATATTCTCATCACCGGGGCAGGTTAAGAAATGTGGGGGATTGGCCACGACCAAATCAAATTGTTCATGGTCAGGTAAGGTGTGCAATGTTCCAGTGGCGTAGGCTGATATCTGATGTTCGCACTGATTAACATGATCCTTTGCTGTGTGATTTAACACTCGATCTATTGCGGATTCGTAGATGTCCGACAAGCAAAGATTTTCACATAGTTCATGATCCAGTAACCCAAATCCTATGAATCCTGGACCAGAACACCACTCATAACATTTTTTAAATTGTCGATTGGGATAGCGTTCACGAACAATGTCTATGTATTCTTGACCAAACCAGGTACCACCGCCTTCCATCCAGCTGTCGTAGTACACTGTGATTCCTCGAGCGCCATTGGGTTTAAATGTCAACATGTCATAACCTTACTTCAGGGGTATGGTGTGTTCCCCATTTTAAACTGTTTGTTTTTGCCTGTTGTTCGCACTGGGCCATCCACTCAGGTGTGTCCTGTCTGGTTATTTGTCCCGGGCATGTCAAATTAAAATATTCCAAATGTTCCAGTGGAGTGGGATGAAAGTCTCTACGACTGACGTCATTTGCATCAGGTAATCCAGGCCTACTGCTCCAGTCGTTTTTGAACAGCGTGGAGTAAATGCTAGGTGCTATGCTTGCCAGCGTGTGTTGATATATGTCTTGCACGTCAAGATCATTGGTTAATACATCATTGGGGTTTGATCCTAGTTCGTTGCTGAGATTGGTTTTGTTTAGTGGCACCATGCTCATGAATTTCCACTTACAGCCCCAGTGCTCTAGCAAATGGCGTGCTGCCGTGATTGTTGCTAGATCTCGAATAAGATATCCACGTTCGCATGTGAAATATTTGACATATTCAATTGGTAGGTCATTGCCACTTGACCAGTATATGTTTCCCTGTGCCAACCAACGCTTGCCAACATACCTATCTTCTCTGCTGGTATTGGTCCACATGATGTAAACGTCATCATCGGCCGTGATATGATTGCGCTGATAACATTCTATCAGGCTGTTAAAAATTAAACTGTTTCCTGCACCGCACACGCCCCAGTTTTCGTAGTGAGAGTATTCGCGACCCAGGGCGTCTGCCCAGGTGGGCCAGCGCCAGTATTGCGTAAAGCTACATCCAAAAGTAAATAATCTTTTCATTGTTGATGGTTTTCGTACCTGTTGGTCCAGTGTTCAGCTTGATCCCACAACTGTTGAGGTATGGGTTGAAATTCTTGATCAAACCATGTCTTGCCTACCTGTATATCACGTTTGTAAGAATGTTTATACAACACTGGGTCCATGAAAGACGTAATGTCCATGTTAATGCTGTAGCCTGAGCCAAGATCCATAAACTTGCACGGTTCATGTGTAACATAGTGACGATAACATTCTATCAATTCCCATTCACTCATGATCATGCGCTGTGGTGGATCTTCAAATGCAATTATACTTTGATCTCTAAACCATTGCAAGTGTAATTTAAGAAAATTCTGTTGGTGTTGAGCTTCGGCTCTGTTTCGTATGCCTTGTAGCAGTGCGTGATCTACCACACGAAATGGCACAGGGCTTGTGGCAACATATTTGCCATGTACTTCAAGATGCCCTTGAGCAATGCCCAAGAGATTTTTCACGTAGTTTGAATGTAGCACTGCAACTGGCGAAGATAGTCCAGGAGTTCTAGATGTGTAGGGTGTAACACCATCTAAGTTGGCTATTTTTTCAAAAATAATATCGCCATCAACCAGCAACCATTTGTTGCCCGATAACAATGTATCCACATGTAATTTAATTAATTGAGCACGCCACCATCCACTGGCACAGTCTTGAAAATCTATTTGAGAATATGTTGTGTATTCTAGTTGTACAGTGGGAAAACAACTGCGCAACCAAGATTTTAAATCTTCAACATAAGTGGTCCAGGTCCTGGCAGCAATATCATCAACCAGAACATGTATTTGCTCTGGTTGATACAACTTTACTATGGAATTGATTGTCAGTGTAGTCTGAAATATGTGCCCAGGGAATGTCAGCACTGCAATGTTCATGTTTACATCAATGCAAGACGTTTCAATCTTTCAAGATCCAATGTAGCAGACTCACTTGACATGTTTGATGGTTTGGTCATCATTACACCATCGGTGTCAAGGTCCTCACCAAGATCTGATTCATGCAAACTGTTGTAGGCCAACTCATGTACAAGATCGCCATGCTCGTCGTTTAGTTGGTCCATTTCTTGATCACTTAGATCTGTTCCGTCAGTAAATGAAGCACGGCCAATATATGCATCACTAAAATCTGGATAGTCTCTAGAATCAACGTTTTCAATTTCTAAGCTACGCATGTCAACTTCTTTACCGTTGAGCATGATACCTTGTCTGGTTCCTTCTGACAAACCTTGCTCACCCATACCGCCGAGTTCTTTTTCAACATATTGCATGTAGGCATGCATATCACTTGAGCCAATTTCTTCTACGTCACCAAAAAATTCAGCGGCAGAATCGATTGCTTGTGTAACTTTTACTGGACCATACTTCTTTAGCAAGTCTAAACGTTGGCTCATGATGCGACGGGTAAGGGCACTGGCTACTGCGCTGTCTTCGTGGCCTTCCGCCATGCCTTGCTTGTTAGCATCGGGGCCTACTGTGGCATTGATGTCAATTCCAAGCTCACCCAGTCGATTGATAACACCAGGATCTTCCCAGCAATTGGCATTGGGGTCACGCTCAGCTAGGTCACCCAGTCGATCAAACAAGATGTCATCACCAACAAGATCATACAGTTGTTCTGTAGCATTTGTGGCATCAGCACCAACAATTAGTGGCTTGCTCATCAGGTCTTTTAGTTGACGTTC